CTGTCCAAGACGTTGTCGAAGACATTGTGTTGCTTAGTAGTCTTGGCGTGAGCTGCTGGCAGACCTTTGAGTCTAGAGTCTGATTTCGATGCTCTCTCAAGATTAGGCTTTCTTTAGAGACCATGAGCGAAGGTGTTTGTCGCATCAGACCAGAAGCAGTAGTTATAAGATAGCTTGCCTATTGTGCTGTATGCAAGGTATGTTCCATCCTACAAGGATTAGAAGGGCTATCTGATAATGAGATACGCTACTGCTTCAGATTGGAGTTGTCTGGTTCCCGCCTCATTCTCAAAAATGAGATTGGTGTTAGTAACCGATTGAACCAGGGTGAATTCTCTGTTTTCATCTTGTGAGAGATCAATTGGGTCTGCTATTTTGATCATTTGGGCTAATGTTATACCCTGAACAAATTGAGTATATCAGAGAACACCACTCCACGCTACTCCTGCCTGAGTAGCTTTTGGCCCTACAAGGGAAAGGTCCATTCTGGCTGCCCATACAAAACCATCCTGTGAGAAAGAGGTCATGTCTCCTCCGTAAGCAGCCACCATACTTAGTGAGCCAGTGGTGAGGGATGTTTCAGAGAAGGTGACAGATGTTGTATTTGACAGCTGCCTGAAGATTCCTGAATATCTGGAAGTAGTCTCAGAATGTCCCGCTGAGGGGCAGAATAAATACACAGTGTAGATGTCTGTGGCAGAGGTGGAAAACTCCACTGTGTTTTGAGATGTGGCTGTACCAATTTTGATTGGCATCCCGTCATGAACATAATAAGCATCAATAACACCAGGGTTGCTCCTGGCATAGTGAAACTTGTCCACATCTGACATTGCTGAGAATGTCCTCTTCTCGAAGGATCCGGTTTGGGGTTTGAATGCTGGTCACTGTTCACGTCTTGTCTGATTCATAGTGACCGTGGAGTTGTTTGGATTGTTCTTCTTCTTTCCTCTCCACTTCTTCTTTCTTTGCTGTTGCTGTTGTTGTTGCTTAGGCTATTGCTTCTGCATATTTAAAATTATTAGCCTCTTGACACCTGTGTAGGTGGTTTTGGAATAGCGCCTAGCGCAAGCGTACCGCTCTCATACAGAGAGGCGAGAGAAGATGGATACAACTTCAACTTATTCATCACTACTCTCTCCACCGTATCAATGTGGTGAGGTGATATTTTGACCTCAAAATGAACCTTCCTGGCTATTCTGGCGTAGGTCTCAAAGTCCACTGATGCCTTCCCGTATCTGGACTGTCTCCAAGAGAAAAGATCTTCAACGAATGGCAAGGGCATCTCAATAGATGCTGACTGTCTCATAGCGTCAATGTGAAGCTAAGCATTTCTCCTTATGGCAGCATTTGTGCCCGTGTAGACTTGTTTAGTCTCAATCAGTTTACATGGGTCTCTCAATATATACCATCCTTCATAAGTGTTCCTATCTCCCACATGGACTGAGAACTTGGAGCAAAAATCAATGTTCCACCAAGGTCTAACGATGTAGTCCTTAACCACTTGGCCTAGTCCATGCTTGGGGGTCTGCTTGTCTGATGTGGCAACATACTGTTTGTAAGCGAGGATGAATGGATCTACTTCCAGCTTGTGAGCGAAAACCACCACATCATCCCCTGCCACCATGCACTGAACTGGGGCTCCTGACCTGTGTGCTGCATATTTAGTATACATGATGCTCCTGAGGGTGTTTCCCAAAGTAGTTAAAGTTGGATGTCCGGAGAAGGTTGTGCCTTACATCTTAAAGTGTGCTACTTCTTGGGTTTGGTATCCATGAGCTTTGTATAGTGAAAGAGACTTCTTGTTTAGATTCGTGACGCCCGGAGTTGGGACAAAAATGTCCAAATTTAAATCCTACATAGCCTCTATGATACATGCGTGAAGCCTATCAACTCAAATGTTCCACTCGAGTTCCGTGTTGCATCTGGTAAGGATTTGAAGCAGTCTTGGTGAGTATTGCTTAATGAATTCACAGTCCACTCATGACTGCACGTAGCGATTTTGGTTTGAATCAAAAGCACTACCGTCCATACTGATGCTGTGTATTTCACTTAAATGTTCTCTGGATAACAAGTACTTCACTCTTTCTTGGAGTTATTCTGAGTTCATGCCATGAATAAATTCAGGGGCCACTATTTTTCCATCTAGTCCTATAGATTTGAGATCCTGGAATATGTACTACTGAATATAGACCAATATTCCACAGGCGTTTTCTGATGGATTGAAAATACATCTGGGCCTAGCATCGTGCTCCTGGGGGGTTTAGTTTCCTTTCAGTTGATAGGTTTCTCCTCCCTTGACCATAGCAGTGAACACGGCTTTGAAGTTCTTCTTATTTGGTTTCCTCATCTGTCTAAGTATGTTTTTAAGGTACCTGTTCTTCTTAGTGGGGTCCCAGGGTCTCTCTGATATAAAGTCAAATATTGGCTTGAGAAGGATGTCTTTGACGGGCTACATGTTGTCTATCCACTTAGATATCTGAGCTCTAGAGAAGATTTCAAATTCTCAGAGTGACTGAGGGTCTGGCATGACTCTGTTAGCATTATGCCTGTGCATAAAAGCATAGTACAAGTTGTTGAAGGACTTACTGTCAAATTCAAATTCTGTGATGCTTTGTCCTTGTCTGGTGATTCTGTATCCACTCACAACGCATGCAACTTCTCTGGCAACTTGTAGATTGTACTTGGAGGGATCTGCCTGATACAATCAGAGTGCTTAGTTTAAAAGGTCGAGACCATGAATATTGAATGCATAATCAGCTGTGAGTTGAGGCGCTTCAATGTCTGAGACTTCATTGGAGTGTTTCTCATAAAAGTAAGGCTTCTTGATTTCTTGGGAGGGGCCGAGATTCTTGTTCTTTGGGATTTCCTGTCTGACAAAATACTGAAGAGGGGTATGAACTCCTTCAGAATGTACATGTTGAGAGATCTTGTCTGGCTTAGAGCCGAGGAGATAGTTCTTCCAATCCTGTGATGTGACTTCTGGCACATGCCTGTGACCGTAAAACTGGGGCAACAAGAAC